ACTGGGTAGTCCTTCTTGCGAATAATATTATCAATATTCGCGATGAATGGCCTATGAGTGGATATGATCTACAGCGTTATCTTGACAATAAGTACTCTAAAGAACAACTAGAGGAAATCCATCATTATGAGACCTTAGAGCAGAAGGCGGGTGATGGTAGATTACTCCTAAGTGGCGGTATGCACGTTGATGAGAACTTCCAGTTTAAGTATTCTTATGGTGGTGTTTCTTATATTCTTGCTGGCGGCAGTTTGGTTAAAAACGTGTCAAACTATCAGTTCGAACTTGACAAAAATGATGATAAACGAGTAATTTTTGCTCTAAGACCAGAATACCTAAGTGTGATTTTCGAAGATATGCGTGAGATCATGACTTATACCGATAGTTCACAATATATCGACAATCGCACTAAAAAAGGCGACAATCTAAGAGTGTTGTCGCCTCGCTGAGTATTCAGTTTATAAAAAAACCTGTAGGCAATTTTTTGCCGGAGTTTTTTGTCGGCGTTTCGTGAAACTAGAAGTCAATTTTGAAATCAGAGATCTCATAAGGACTGGCATCAATATGGTATGCTATGCTGATTCGATCAGTGTTTGATCTGTTAAGGTCAACATAGTGTACTAGATGTGACGCAAAGAATAATCCACGATTAACGATCGGCGAAAAAGGTATAGAGTGGTATCTATAGTCAGTATTGTAATTCGTAGTCAGAAAAGAGTTTCTGTTTGGGTTTAGAATGTGTAAGTCACCAGACGTACCCGGATCAGGATCTGACTGTAGAAAGAAAGCACCACTCCAATCAGCATTCATGTGATGGTGCATATAATTTGACGCACCAGCAGGATTGATGTTTAGAAACAGTTTAGTGACTTTGGCATAGATGGATTCTTTAAGTTCGTAGACTTTCATATACTCCGCAAACTGGTTGAGAAGCATATAAACGACTGGATTAAACTGATGAATACCTAGGCAGTCTTTTTGCCAACCATCTTTGTTACTCGCTTTGCTAGAAACTGGTGATTGTCTCTGCCATTCGTATGCCCAACCGGACATCTCCTTACAGAAGTTCTCACCAGGTCCATCAAATATACCAATGTGTTCACTAAACGTTTCGTATCTCATCGAATAAATTTATCCATCTTCAGTTTGACATAATACATACCGACGATCCATAGGGAGAAGAGAAACCCTTCTCCGTAGGACATGGTATTCCAAGCATGTACTGCTCCGTCCATCACTCCTCCGCAAGACGTTGGAAATATGACAGAGCATCGTCATCATCGTTAGATGACGCTTTGATGTCAGGTGAATTAAAGTCTGGTTTAGAAGGAACGATACGCTCCTCTTCACGCTGTTGCTGACGGGACTTCATCACGACATTTTCCTGCTCGTCAAACGTGTCAGGATCAACACGACGACTGGTAGCACTGGGGTTCAGTACAGCGTTCATACGCTTGTCCAGTTCCTCGTAGGTCTTAAACTGATCTGGTTTAACAAACTCCTCAAGTGAGTGCTGCTTCTTCCAGATTGTTTCCATAGCATCGTCATCATCCAGCAGAGCACCTTGTGCTGCGAACTCGGATGAATCATAGTTACGATAACCGGCAACGTTCTTTGCCTTCAGTTTGAAGTTGGCACCTTGCCAGAAATCAAACGGATCGATTGCTTCTTCGTCTTCAAACTCGGGTTGCATGGCAGCAGTGATCTTATCAAAGATCTTCTTGCCAAACTTGTACAAGAACACTTGACCTTCGTTGGCAGAATTGTTAGGATCCTTGACAACGTAGATGTTAGCAATGTAAGTCAGTTTACGCTTCTGCTTACGTGCTTGTTCCTTGTCTTCATCTGCGCCGCTGTTCCACAGAATACGATTGTATTCCGACACAGGATCTTTGCCACCGTTAGTGGTCAAAGAGTTTTCAATATACCAACCGCCGGGACCTTGGAAGGCATGAGAATAGACCTTCGCCCAGGGTAGTTCTTCCCCATCGGGTGCAGGAAGAAAACGGATTACAGCGTAACCGTTACCTGCTTTGTCAACGTCTAGTTTCCACAGACGCTCATCAGCACCGCCACTGCCGCCAGTCTTGTTCATCTTCTCAATCTCTTTGGTGAGTTTGGAAGTTAGACTGCCGAGACGGGACTGTTTCTTAAGATCAGAAAAGGACATTTAGATTTGGTGGATTCGGAGGATTGTTTCACCGCGTTCATTATAACGCCCTATTTATCCCATGTCAAGCGTGTCAAAACTGTGCTGCATGAGCATGGATGCTAGTCTTGATTTAAGAGACAATAGATACTCCTGCTCCTCAGCGGGGCGAGCAGGAGAACCAGGCCACACCTCTAATCCATAGCAGACATGCCCATAAAGGAGACGGATCTCCTCTATAGGCATCTTGATGGTGACGTGCCATTCGCCTTCCCACCATTCTTCGAGTGGATCAGTCGCGTTGTCGCCAGTCATCAGTTCTATCCTGTTTAAACCAGTCCGATATATCTTCTGCACCTTCAAAGTTAGATTTGTAATTAGTAGGATCAGGATCACCTAGATCCATCTGATTCAAAAAATGATCCAAACCTCCTCTAGAAATATTTGGATTTGATGCTACTCTACGTGCCCTACGCAACATTTCACCCGCTGACCTGTTCGCTTTTGCCAACTTGTCTGCCCAGATCATATCATCTAACTGGACCTCTTCGCCCTTTGCGATACGATTACAAATGTATTCTAGTCGCAGTCGATACTCCGTAGACAGCATATATCTAGTATATTTCTGGTATTTAGGGCGTGTCAAGGCGCTTTGCTAGGTTATCTAGTGTGTTACGCATGTTTCTAAAGATAACATTCATATCAACATCTTTGAATCCCATAGCTGCGGATGTCGTTCGGATCTTCTCCTTCATTTCTATCGCCTCAGGGTCGTCAGACAGCGATAGACGGGTCCACATGACCTCTTGCTTATCCAGGAGCACCTTTAGTTTCTCCATGTGCTCACGCTTCTCCTGGTCGTTCATAGACCCGAACTGCATGATCACCTGGTAGAGCTCCTTCTGGATATTAAAAATCTCTTCCATCTCCTCACGGATAATAGAAGAGTCAAAAAACTTACTCATTGACTTGCTCCCTCAAGTATTTTTTATACTTGAATACATCGATATTTAGAAAGGGTTCATACTTTTTGATTTTGAGACCGACCTTTTCCCAGACAGGATCTAACAATTTTTTGTCAAAGTCCTTTGCATACCCCAGAATTTTATCTAGGATTGCCATCGTCTCAATACTGGTATCACCTGCCAAGTATGATTTTAGTACAGGTGGGTGACCTTTACACTTAAACAATTCGATGAGCGAATATTCGTCAAGTAATTTGTCAACCTGTTGAGTGTACTGATAGTACAAACTCTGCTGACGATTCTGCCAGCGTTTGTAACTACCGTCACCACTACGAATGATTGTACCAATCCATAGACCATCTGGATTGTCAGTCTCTACAAAGTTAGCGAGGAAGAATGCCTTCACTTCATCATCATTATACTTTCGAGAAGTTTTCTCAAAGAAATAGCGATCCTTACGTTTGTAAAATGCATCCAAACTAGCACGAGACTTACCACCATACCTAAAGTAATCATACTTTGGTTTGGTAAAGTGGTGCTTGAAAGCAAGATACTGTTTGTAAGTATCAAACGGGGTCATCAAACTGGCGTACAACTGTTTTCCTCACATCTAATTGTTTGTTAGCATAAAAATAACTTGGATTAGCAGGACACATATTACAAATAGAATGCTTTTTCCATTGAGTGTCTGACATTTTGTAGATGTCTTCAATTGATGCATTAACAGAAGTAGGTTTGTACTTGAGATACTTCTCCCATACTTCATCATCAGATTGACCTGTTGCCTCTAAAGTTTCTTTTAGATAAGCAATACTAGCACACTTCCATAAGTGTCCTCGATAAATCTGCATCTGTGGACAGGTACAGAAACTCCAACTCTTATCAAGATCGTTGTCTTCGTGGGGGTAGAATTTACCCTCCTCCCATTTTAGCATATCAAACCACTTATCTTCCCACTGTTCAGATACCTCTAAACATTCTTGGAGATTTACTTTGTCCTTGGCATACTCTATAAACTCTTCCACATTTTTGTAAATGAGTTTACCTTTTGCAGAATATGGACTGACATGCATACTAAGTTTTAAGATTGTACCACGCTTTAAATGCTCTACGATCTTTTCCTTGTACTTATGAAGAAGAATACCATTACTATAGAATTTAATCCTACAGTTAGCGAGTTCTTCTATGCGAGTAAGCAACTCACTCCACCTTGGCTCTAGCAAGGGTTCCCCACCCACAAGACTGATATGTCCCCAAACATGTATCCTTGGAAGGATACTCTCGCAGTCAGAGATCATCTGATCTACATCCACACCACTACCAGGTGCTAAAACTTGACTGTTATGGTTACAACCACGACATGCCAAATTACAACCATTATGTACGTGGATGTTTACACCACGAAACCCTGGTTTATCTGTAACCTGACTAGGATTACCGACAAAATTTTCCCTACTATACTCAGCAAACCGACGCAACTTTGGGCGTTTTGAGAATACAGTTCTATTTTTATTATGCGGGGTTTCCATTCCAAATCTTGTATAGGATGTGATCGGGATTTAGTTGGTGTATCTCTGGTTCTTGATGGAACATACAAACAGAATACTCTGGCATAAATTTGAGATGAGGTATCTCACCACCATCCCAGAAGTGTTCTGGTTCTGATCCCTCCCTATAAGAATAAAAAACATCTGGTAGGTATTCTAAATCAGAAAAATGATTTTGATTTAGATAGGGATCTATCCCCCTATACTTCCTGACATGCTTCTGCCAATTTTGTATGTACTGCTCGTAGATAAACTTAGTATCTCTCCAAACAATACTATCAGTATTGAATGCGAATACAGGTCTTTCATCTGTATAGGTTCTCTTCACCCAGTCAGGTGACTTCCACTTACACGGTGAGACCGCAAAATTAGTCTCAAAATCTAGTATAGGTGTGATATCACCTTGAATGATTACGTCAAGATCAAAAAATACTTTCTTATCATACTTATCTAGCTCTTCACGACCAAATAGTTCTAACTTGTTCCATGCTGGCCACCAAGATTGTATACCGATACTCGCCCTTTTAGGATCTCTCCACTTAGATGGATCCTTTACCAGAGGTTGCATATCATATACAATTACCTCTGGATCGATGCCAGAAGGATCATCTGTAAAGCAGATAAAATCTATATCAGTGTATCTTCTTACCGCATTATATAATTTGTTGACATAGATGGAAGGATATTTTTTCCCTATCTTTACACAAGTAACACAGTTCATTGGTAGTGAGTACATTCAGTCGATAAGGTGGCAATAAATTCTTCCATATGTTCTTCTTTTATATTATCCCAGTGGTTCGTCTCTTTATCAGACCACTCATCGACGTGCATGTTTAGTTGTATCCTAGGATGTTTGATATAAGGATCACCATAGTTCCATCGGTGTCTACTGTCAGCAATGTATTTTATTTCAGTTGGTTCTGGATCATACTCAAAGAAACTAGGTCCATACATGTTCAACATACCACCAATAAAATCTGTTCGATTTTCTAGAACCCATGTGGGTGGTCTATGGAAACTAAACCTATCACAATGCATTTCTAAACCATCTTCAAAGATTCTCCTTTGAGATTGAATTTCTTTTTCTAATGATCTCCAATCCCATACATCACTAACATATACATGTAGTCCTATCTTTGCTCCAAGTATCCTAAGATTTTTAATCAGATGTTTGTTACGAGTAGAGAATGTATTGTAAGCATTTGATCTAACTTGAAAGACATAACTGGCAGATACACCATAGGACTTTTCAATCTTTGCCAACTCAAATGCTCTACTAGGAACAAACTCTACGTCATGTCTAAGAACTGTCCACTGATCTTTCTTTAATGAATCATAGAAATCACACACCCTATGCTTATGGTGTTTGATTATGTTTCTATATTCTTGAAGAGTGAAGTTACTCATAATCTAACAGTCCATCTATTAGATTTGTTCTTGGTAACAATTTAGCATTAGGTATGACACAATGCCCACCTATCTTATCAGTAGGATAAAGGACAGGTCTAACAACATTAGATTTTCCTAATTTTGTATATCCTTCATTATATGTATTGTTATACTCTGTCATAACTTCTGAAAAATCTACATTATGTTCGTCACATAATTTTTTCATATCAGATGTAAATGCTATACACAATCCATAGTAAGTGGTGTCTGCTAACTTTGCGAGCTCTGTTGTTTTAGCATCATCACATACATAAGTTTTAACACCCAGACTTTTTAGATGAATTGAGTATGCTTGAGCAAGTTGTAGATCACTGCCACCAATAAATTTGACGAAGGTTTTTAACCCATCGTAAAGATTTGGGTGCAATCCTCTTACGGGTGAGTGTAAAAATTTCCTGCCAAGTTTTTCTGTTGTTCCTACTGGAACAGTTGAGTGTATGACTGTGTACCAATTAGGAGTTGATAAATCCTTGACCGCTGATACAAAATTCTCAGTATATGGTATACAAACATTCAATATATCTACGCCAGATACATCATCCATCTTATCCTGATATGGATCGTAGATAAGAGGTTCAGAATATAATTTTGCTACTGCTTGACCAACTTGACCATACCCAACAATACCAATCTTCATAATTAAATCACAAGTTCTGGAAAAGTTTCTCTGTAATCGGTTTCATTGACGTGATCGATTGCTTCACTGTATTCTAGGAACTCACTCCAACGTTTCTCCCAATCAGGAATTTCTTCCAGAAGAGATTCACGTAGAAATTCTAACTCTGTTCCCTCATACTTTTTGGCAAGTTTCTTTCGGATGTCGGGATGTAATGCATCAATTCTACAAACCTCAGGTTCGATTACATTATTAAGATTGTACCGAATGTTATTTTGATTGCAAAAATCAATAATTTTATCAAGTTGGATGACTGACAATGATGACAGTGTAATATTAGACTCAAATGTAGTGGTGTGTGGTCTCAGTTCAGCAATATTTTCTACGATCTGATTCCAAATAGATGGATGACGCATGTACTCATTCCATTTACCATATCCTTCTACGGACCAACGAACGTTAACAGATTTAAACTGCTTAATATAATCAATGACCTTACACCCTTCCCACTGTAGTTTGGTCATGTTAGTCACATAATCAAGATTGATATTCTTTGCCTCATCAATCTCAATCATGGCATCCAGCAATTTATAATGCGATGGCATGATAAAAGGTTCACCACCAATAATAGTGAAGGTCCTAATCTTTGGTGCTAATTTTTTAAGACTTTTCATCTGAACTTCAAAAAGTTCAGGATTATCTGCGGCAAGATCATATCCAATACCGTCTTCGGCAAACTTTTCGATGTGTTCATACCCAAGGAACTCAGAGACCTTTGGATTAAATTCCATCATCTTTTTGGTTTGCTTAATCCTCCCAGTAGAGTTCTTGATATTACACATGAAGCAGTGTAGATTACAAGAGTTGCCAAAGATTCTCATCTTGGCATTGATTATTCTACCAAACCTAGGTTTCTCAAGTGGTAGTCTAGGAGAAGGTAAACCATTTGCTTCGTTGGCAATACAACTTCTACAGACATCACGGACGAGTGGTGTCAGAGGATCAGACTTTAGCATATCAAGTCTGAGTTGCTTCATCTGCTCAGAATTATAAAACTCGTAGGCACCATCTTTAATATGTTGTGCTTTAAATTTAGAATCCTTATCATTTTTATATGGATGATCTGTTACCGCATAGCAACATGGCATCATCATATGATAGGAGTCACTGAAAAGCGTATCGAATGGTTGCCTACAAAATACTGACATATCAGATAGCGAAGCGTGCTTTGGAAGTCCTCTTCAAATAATTTAGGTTGGTGGCATTACACTTGAGTTTTTCCTTAAGTGGTTTAGAGATCAATTTACTGACGTTCTCAATCTCAATGTTGTTTTCGTCACAGTAATGACAGATTGCCTCGATGTAATTCATCCCAGCATTTTCTTTTACTAACTGCTCGATCTCATTGGAGAACTTGTCTTGACATAGGAATTTGCTTTTGAGGATCAACTTGACCTCACTTTTGGATTTCATTTAGTTTGTCCTCTACGAACTTTTGGATGTACTGAACTAATAGTTTCATATAAGTCATTTTATCATACTCTTCGTAAACTTTTACCTCACCATTCGCACATGTCAT